CGTACTTAATGGTAATTATATTTCCAAACAACAAGCCTCCAAGATGCCAGAAATTATTCTTCATCTCAAGCCAAAAAAATTATACACTGTTCTTTTAATGGACCCAGACGCAGTCGGAGGAAATAAAATTCACTTTTTGCTAATTAATTATTCTTTGAAAAAGCTAGGAAACATTATATTTCCGTATATTGGTCCAAAACCACCAAAAGGTTCTGGAGTTCATCGTTATTATTTTCTATTAATTCAACAAGAATTACTCATCATACCAAATCTGAATTTTCCAAGTCGATACATTTCAATCCAAAAAATATTTGATTTATTCGGTACTCCAATTGCACAAAAGTATTTTACAAGTCACGCATAAAAATTGAAATCAATATATATAAATTGTGTGTATAATAAAAATGTCTACATTATTATACGGTGCAATATCTGGTTTCATAGAAGCTTCTATATGTCATCCTTTAGATACTGTCAAGACTAGAATTCAAAATAGAAGTAGTACCAAAAAAATTGGAATTGTGCAAACTTGTCAAAAAATTTATGCCAAGGAAGGATTACGCGGATTTTATCACGGACTTGGTGCAGTATATGTAGGTATAATACCTAAAAATTCCATTCGATTCTTTTCTTTTGAACAGTATTATAGTTACACCCACAATACATTCTTATCAGGTATTTTAGCAGGAGCAACAGAAGCAATACTGGTCGTCAACCCAACGGAAGTTTGCAAAATTAGAATTCAAGCTCAATATAATTCAATGCGTGAGACAAACAATATAAAATATACCAACATTTATCAGACATTTTATTCGATTTTTAGGTCCGAGGGTATAAGTCCATTCTATCGCGGACTAATTCCAACAATTATGCGACAAAGCATTAATCAAGGCGCGAATTTTTATACTTTTCACACTTTGAAAAAAAATACAGACATTTCTCCATTTATTTTAGGTGCAATAAGTGGTTCGATAGGACCTATTTTAAATAATCCTATCGATGTTGTCAAGACACGAATGCAAGCTTCGAATTCTAATGTAAATGTATTGAATGTAATTCAAAAAGTATTTGCTCAAGATGGGTTGAAAGGATTTTACAAAGGTTTGGGTCCCCGATTGTTAAGAATTGTTCCTGGACAAGGAATAACTTTTGGTGTGTATGAATTTTTGAAAACAAAATAAATAAAAAATGAAGATGAAAAATTTAAAATGCTTTAGAACAAGATGAAATATATACTTGTAATTTTATTTGTGTTGTGCAGTGTTCAATCTAAAATAGTAATGATTGGAGATAGTATTTTGGATAGTTCGGTAACCACTATTCATGAGAAGCTTGAAATACTTGCCAAACAATCCATTGAAAATTATTCCAAAAGTGGAGCTACGATTACGCCAAACTTGAATGATAAACCATGTATTCCATGTCAATTTAATGCTTCTACCAATATTTCAGTTGCAGAAATAATAATAATGGATGGTGGAGCAAATGATATTTTGACGATTTCCAAGAATCCAAGTTGGTTAAAATTTCCTTTATATCGACAAAGAATAATTAGCATTGAAAGTAATTTAAATCTGTTATTTTCTGAAATGAAAGATTTGGGTGTTGGTCAAGTGATTTATCTTGGAAATTATTATTTAGATGGAAATCAAGCAATCGTAGATTACGGTACAAATATTTTGATGAATATTTGTAGACAGGCACCTTTACATGTGCATTTCGTTGATGTGCGACAATTTACAATTCCACTAAAAGAAAATGATATTCATCCTAACACCGTCGGTGATGAAATTTTGGCTCAAAATATTTGGAATGTATTAAAAAATATTACAATAAACTAAAAGATGAATCTAGGTAAAACTGATTATGATCGTGTACATATGGAGACGGAGACGCGTTATAGCTTTGGAATTGATGAATTTACACCGCCTTCAAAAAGAACGATTCAACAAAAGTTTCGCATCCAGAGCATGAAAGCCGTCAATAAACTCGTTGAATTAAATATAATGATGGGCCAAGCAGGTAACTTATTTTTGGAAAAATTTGCACAACCCATTAGTAGTAACCCAGGTACAATGAATGGTGCAGCCTTTGCCTTGGTATTCTGTTGCTTTGATTTCAAATCGAATCGCTTTGTAATGAAAAAATCCGAGGAAGTATATACTTGGAAAGAGTTGACGGAGCTAATCAACAATCCAAAAGGAGGTCTAGATGAATTTATTAAAGAATACGGTATTACAGTCAATGATTTAATTCGCTATCTTGTTTTTGCAACCGATTTTATGGAAAAAAACTAAATTTACCATATATATACATGCTGTTTAAAACTAACACAATTCATAAACAGGATATTAATTTTCTTTTACCGGTCTCCATCATTTATGAAACGATTGACAAATTTTTTTATTTCCGTTGTAGTCAAATAGAATCTAAAAAGGTATCCAATACACAATTGCAACAAATTTGCCAATTATATAATGCCTTGGATTATAATGGTATATTGATTGTGCAAAATGACAAGGTATTATTTTCCATGATTCGTTCGTATTATGACCCTTTACAAGAATACTTAATCGTTACACCAACTCGTCAATATGAACATCAAATAAAAATTGGATTGGTATTTTTATTATTTGGATTCACTTGTCTCTTGAAAACTCTAAATGTATAATTTGCTTTCTGTTGTTACATAATATTTCAAATATTCCTTGATAAAAATTGGTAAATTTTCCTTTATTTTGCCACCTGGGTATAATGAAAATAAAAACTTTTGTAAATGCGATACCGTCATTTTTAAACTCTTCAATTCTTGATAGATAAAATCATAGTCTTGGACTTCGTCTGGGTAAAATACTTTCAACATTGTATAAATTTGTTCCTTGGTCATATAACTAAATTCCAAAATATAATCAATTCTACCTGGGCGCTTCATAGCAACATCCAGTTCCAAGAAATGATTCGTCGTGATAAATGTTAATAGACAATCTACAGTCGAAAGTCCATCCAATAAATTAAGGAGCCCGCTAAAGGTAATATTTCCTTTCACTTCCTCTCGATTTTTAATGATACAATCAATATCCTCCAACACAAATACAGAGTTGTTGGGAAGCCATTTGAGTGCTTGAGCAACATCCTGATCCTTTGTATTGGATCCAAAACGATAAATACAAATGTGTTTTTGTATACTAGAACACAGGGCGTGAATTAAACTTGTTTTACCGCTTCCTGGAGGTCCATAAAAACAATAAGTCTTGTGATAGGGAATTCCAAATTTTTCATAATTAGCTTTGGTTTCTGGCAACAAGAACTTCTTTACATCATTAAGCACCTTTTGACTTTGTTCAACAGGTAAATAAATGGTGTTGATATCTCGTTTGACTACCTCAGTATACTTGTTCCAGATTTCTCCGTGTTCATCATATTGATAGATAAAAATGGTTTTATTTCCTTGATCGACTTCAAAAAATTTGGATGTATATTGAAACGCTTTTCTTATAAATTCTTCAATAATTTCCGATGCGTTGGATTCCTCATTAATAATTTCCAGACGAAATACATTGTCAAATACATCCTTTTCAACATATGGATACAAATGATTGGCATCCAAAAGTGGAAATTGCAATCGTAGGTCATGCCCTTCAAAATCTAGATGATAGGGACCTTCAAACGGATGTAACATGTAAATAAGCTGGTCAAAGGCATCAATATAATTCGTTCGGTAACTTCGACTCTTTTTATCCAAGAATTGATAAATAATCTTGCTAAAAGTTTTATTTTGCTCTTCCATTAAATAAGCTGAATAAATCAAAATCTTGTATAGATTTTGCTTTTGATTTAATCCAAAGACCACTTTCATTTTAAATAAAGACATCTTGTTTTTAAATTATATTTTAGTTGTACCAAAGATAAATTTCAACCTTTGAGCAGCAGCAGACTCCCGATTGATCCAAATATTCTTCATATTTTGATTATTTGTAATTAAAAGATTGCAGCCAAATGCCGTGCAATGATCAATTTCATCACTTTGTTTGGTCATCCAGTTATTACCATAAACAATCGGAATATCATTTTCTTTGCAAGCTTTATACATTATTTCTCTCATTTTTTCATAAGGGGAACTGCAAATAAAATCACAACCTATTACATTGGCAGAAAAACTATGCATCAGCAATGAAATATTTCTAAAACTTTTTTTCAATGGTTCGATCAGCAATAATAAATTTCCACCGATTAATGCGTGTTCTTGAACGGTTCGTCGAAGAGCTTGTTCAATATGACTTGCATTTCTTTTCCATACCGTAACTGACATTATAATGTGCTCTTGATGCATTGCTAGTAGAATATAACCCTCACAAGTATACCGGAAATCTGTATTTTTAAATGTACTTATGGTTGTTTGAGCTTGGGTCCTTTTTTGCTTTAAACACGCAAGTAGAACTTGGGCAGATTCTAAATATATTTCTTTGTATTGATTAAGCATAAAGTTAATTTTATCGTAGTTGTCTGCATTCACATTTTCATTAATCCATTTTTTGATTGGTGTCTCCAATAAGTTTTGTTTATCTTCGGGGTTATGTAAGACTTGTAAACATTTTATTGCGTAATCTTTCATTTTACTAAAATATTTGATCAATTCTCGCATTATTGTTTTATCATTTTCGGTCAATTGATGAAATGGAGCGATCCTCTGTTTAATCCATTTTAATCCATTTGGATCAGTATCAGAATACTTTTCAAAGCATGGTGAACTTGATTGCAAAGGTTTGGGTCGTATTTTAATTACTGGATTTTGCCTTTGAAAATAGGATTTCAAACTTTGATCATTTAATTGTTGCTGCAATTGGTTGTATAAAATATAATCGATATATTTTTTTCCGATTTTTTGTTTCAAGGAGACGATATTTTGAGTGCCATCAAGTTGGATCGAATTATTACTACCTGTCCAATCTTGAATGGTTACAGTGGTTGGTGGTTTTGGTATAGACATTTATAAAATGGAATATTTTTATAAAAAAATGATACTTTTTGTTTTTTTCTTCAGCACCAATGCAAATGTTCAAAGCAAATTTTAATTTTTACTAAAATTAAAATTCCAAACACAGACAAAAAATAATGCTTTCACAGGTCATTCTCAACAAACTCAAACCTGGTGCCGACGACTTGCACTCCCACATTGATGAGTATCTTTATTGGGATGTTTGTTCCCTAAAATTTGCCAAACATCGAGCCGTCAAAATGCAAAATGTTCTCACACCTCTCAAGACGGCTGAAAGCCGTGCAACTGGATTTGGAGGTCAAGAACTCGCTGATACACTCGACGAGCATTGGATACATAATGCCGAAGGAGGTGCAAGTCTACAAGCTATTCATTGTGCACAATGTGGAAATTATGTGTACTCCAACACCTTGGCAAAAGAACATTGGACGGATGATGATAATATAGATACTTATCGGCAAAAGTGTCTTGCATCGGGATTTAAATACATTATTTGTCTATGTGAACATCAGGATGTTTAAGTTTGACACAACCAACTCCAGAAAATTAATAAAAAATCAAAATATAATCAATATTGGAATTTTTTTCGTGGAACATTGTCAAGTGTAAACTGTCATTTTCAAAGCAATAATAAGTTCGCGTACTAAAATCAAATGTCTCTAAATCTTTAATGATATCAGAAATCTCGTAATCACTTAAATTCATGGAATTTTTTATCGTCTTTTTAAATTTATTGTACAATTTGTAATTTTCAAGTGTTGTGGAACTCACATCAAATTTTGGGATAAAAGACAATATATCATAAACGATAAATTTAGGAAGAAAGCGCCCTAAATACTCCATTTATTATATTATAATTTAATTTGTTTTTCAAACAAAAATCCAATACATTTCGATTTTGGAAATGGATAAATTACATTATCGACATTAAAATATTCTACCTTGTAAAAATTTTTGCGATAATCTTCAATACTAATATGACCACCATAATTTTTCAAGAGTCTCCAACTGGGTGCCTCGATAAGCGGGAGACTTTTTTGTCCAAACACATCATAGTAAATCTTGTTCAACAAGGATTCACAATTAATGTATAATGGATTATGCTGGTTTAACTTTACATAGGCCAAACAGCAATTAAATGAGCAAAAAATGCCATCCATTAAATAAAAATCATTCTCAATAAGTGAATATTGAACATTTTGATTAATATCCGTGGTAGCAGTTTTCTCAATATCTTTTAATTGCTGAGGAGTAATATTCTCTCTTAAAATATACTTGTCTTTGGTAATCTCGGAATGATAGGACTTGGAAACTCGAGGCGAAACATATTCAATTGGACATCCAATTGGTCGATAACTAAAAGAATGACGACACCAAAAACAATGCAAGTTGGTAGACTCTGGAAGCAATTCTTGGTTAAGGTATGATTTCATTGTAAATACGCATTGATGATCCTTTTTTGATTCATCTAAAAATGAAAAAAAGTTGGCATCATCCTTGTCCGTTATATCACTAATTTTTGTTTTTTGATGACTTTGTTTCAATTCATCCTTTACCAAGCTAAAAATATCATATTTAATATCCAAGACACTTGTATCGATACTTTTCAAAAGAAATACAGGTTTTTTCATTTTACTAAATCAACTGATTTTATAATAGGCAATCATTTTTTTTAACCAAAAAAATTTTTTTACAAATCTTGCGAGTTTGGGTGTACCAACGCACTATTTATATACCCTAGTTTTTTTAATTCTGCATATAAAAATTCAGGTATTTTGTCGACCGTCACAGTGTACGGCACCTCAATCAATTGTATACCCTGTTCTTTGCATATTTCCCGTTTTATATGATCTCGATACTTTTGATTTTGAAAGGCATGTTTCGAGTTTTGATGCATCATACGATTGTATTCATAATGTTGTTTTCCCTGATATTCCACTGCCAATTTTAATTCTTCATTAAAACAATCTAATTCCAGACATTGATTCGTTATAGGATTGACCATAAAGGCAGGACGAACATTATCAAACTTTTTACCAAACAAGTATTCCAAAAATTCCCTACATTTGGTTTCACCCTTGGACGACTTTGTTTCTTGACTAGTTGTAGCGGGCGCACTTGGAATTTCTACACGAGGAAGAATGGGTGAAAAAATTCGATCAATGATGGATTGAAAAGTAGTTCCTGTTGTACCTTGTGATCGATTCATTACCCATAAAATAAATAAACTAATTATACTTCCAAAAAAAATAAAATACCAACCATAATGGGACCAAAATTGGTTAATTGCATAAAAGATCATGAGTTTACTATACGCTAAAAAAAAATATTTACTTTATATAGAGACTCATGTGTGGTATTGTTGGTATATTATTTGAGACAAATGAAGTTCAAAATTTTAATATTTTATTATCTTGTCTGAAAGAGTTGCAAAATAGAGGTTATGATTCAATGGGTATTTCGATAATTGATTCAATAAATTCCAAGTTTCTAATCGATAAAAAGATTGGTAATGAAGGAGAATTGTTTCATCATCAAATATTAAATTATAAAAATTTTTTAGGCCACACTCGTTGGGCTACTCATGGTGCAGTAACAGTTGAGAATGCTCATCCTCACATTGATTCCATTTTGGACAAATTTTCCATGGTTCATAATGGAATTATTGAAAATTATTTATCCATAAAGGACTTTTTAGCTTCCAAATCAATTTACATGAAGAGTGAGACGGATTCTGAAATTTTATTAAATTTAATTGTGTACGAGTATTGTACCTTGAAAGAAACCAATTCCACTGATGAAGACAAGATTAAAAATGCAATTTGCAACGCCATCGAAAAAGTTGAAGGAACTTATGGAATCGTCCTGCAAATGTTGGATCATCCAGATAAACTTTTTTGTATAAGAAAAGGAAGTCCATTACTTATAGGAACGGATGCACATCAAACCACCCTGATTATTTCTAGTGAAAAACAAGCGTTTCCATCGTTTATAAATAAATACATTCGGCTAGATAGTAATGAATTAGTAATTTGTAAATTTAATAACCATCATCTTACCAAGGAATTCCTTTCATCCAGTAAACCGTTTCAATTGATGGAAGAATCCACTCTAGAAAGATATAAATATTTTACAGAAAAAGAAATTTACGATCAAGTTGACTTGATTAAAAAAGTCTCTAAAAATGGATCACGATTGGTCAATGGAACCAAACTTGGAGGATTAGATAGTATTCGTTCCAAATTAATTCTAGTAAAAAATATCTACTTTTTTGGTTGCGGCACTTCATATCACGCTTCCTTGATACTACAAAATTTGTTTTTAGAATATGGACATTTTGATTCGGTGATTGCATTTGATGCTTGTGATTTTGAACAAATGTATTTACCACGACGCGTTTCAGAACAAAGCAGCGGAATTTTTATTTCACAAAGTGGCGAAACTCGAGATTTACTAAAGATACATGCTGATTTTTCTGAAAGATTTATAACTCTTGGTATCATCAATGTGGTTGATTCTTATTTAGCTTCTATGACAGATGGTGGAGTTTATACCAATATTGGAAAAGAAAAAGGAGTCGCCTCAACCAAATCGTTTACTGCTCAAATTATTAGTGGAATACTAATTTTATTATGGTTTTTAAAATTACAAAATGTTCATTCTCAACACATTTCTCTATTATCAAAAAGTTTATTAACAATGGATAATACATTAAAAATATTTATACCCTCTACCTTTCAATATTGTACTGATTATATCATTCCCAAAATACAAAATTATTCAAAGATGTTCTTACTGGGTCGAAAGAAAGACTTTTTTATTGCCAAAGAAGGCGCCCTTAAAATTAAAGAAATTTCTTATAAATGCGCAGAAGCTTATTCTAGCGCTGCTCTAAAGCATGGACCCTTTGCTTTACTTGATACAGATTATTTAGTTATATTTATCTTATCGGATGATTCGGAAGAAAATGTAAAAAAAGTAATGAACAATGTACAAGAGGTAAAATCAAGAGGAGCCAAAATTTTATTAATTACAACAGAAAATGTTGCTTGTGATGAATTTTTAACCGTTACGATTCCAAATCATACCTTTGGGTTTATCTATAGTTCGATTGTCTTGCAAATAATTGCTTATTTATTGTCCGTACAAGCTGGGATTAACCCAGATTTTCCTAAAAATTTGGCCAAAGTAGTGACTGTGGAATAAAATAAAAAATGACAAAAATTTATTCCCCTTGGTATTTTAAACAACAATGTTTGAAATTAATACAAAGGTAGATGCTATGGATTTAGAAGGAGTTTGGAGAGAGGCAATTATAAAGCATGTTTTTCCTGGAGATGTTTATGAAGTCCATTACATTGGATGGTCAGATAAATGGAACGAAATTTTATTAGGCAATTCAAATCGAATTGTACCCGCCTTTTCCATTTTAAAAAATTGGAGACTCGATATAAAAGTTGATGATTATGTCGAAATTAAAATTGAAAATAAATGGCGTTTGGCAAGAATTTTTTGGATGAATGGCAATATTGTAAAATGTCATCATCAAGACGCAATTGGGGGTATAAGCACACGATCACTGCTTGATGAAGATATTTCGGCAACAAATTGTCATTTTTGTCAAAATATCGTACAGGTTTTACCACTCAAAATAATAACTGAAAGCTCTAATTTGTTTTATTCTGCATTAGTTTCAAGTAACACATCATTATTGTCGGATTTTATAAAAACAAAACCGCATTCGGTCAACGCAGTAGTCACTAAATTGCAAAATTGTCCTATAGGATATGCTATTGAACAAGATAATTTGACTTTGCTAAAATTTTTACTTGAAAATGGAGCATCGGTAAACGGGATTTTCCCAAATAATGTTCCTTGTTTACACTATTTTATTAACCAAAAAGCAAATATTCCCATTGACTTTTTGAAAATTTTGATTCAATATGGATGTGATGTAAATGAAAAAGATGCTCGTATGACGACTCCACTACATCGTGCCGCCATGAAAGGAAATACTCGAGCTTGTAAATATTTGCTTTCTTGTGGAGCGGTTGTCGATCCACGAGATATGAATTTAATTACACCTTTACGCCACGCAGTATTTCGGGGAGAGTTGGAAGTTGTAGAGTTACTTTTGCGTTATGGTGCAAGTCCGCATATTAAGGACAAGCATGGAATGCATATGAATGATATTGCTTGCTATTTTAGAAATTCCCATCTTGTCAATAAAATTACAAAATTATTACAAAACGGGTCGTGGAGATATAACTTGCAAAAAATGAAATATTTTAAAATCAAATTTGGTGATGAATTACTCGATCATATTATGCACTCGGATTTATTATACGAATTGATTCGTTTTTTTTAATTTTAATACAGGTCAAAAAAATGATTACAGTCTATACTGACGGTGCATGCAAAGGAAACCCTGGCAAAGGTGGATGGGGTGTTTTTTGGAACGATTTGGAAGGCGTTCCACACGAATTTTATGGCGGTGAAACTCACACGACCAATAATCGAATGGAATTAATGGCAGTGATTATTGCGATGGAAAAGTTGGGCTCACAACCGAAAAAGATAATGACAGATTCAACTTATGTATATAAAGGCGTAACAGAATGGCTACAAGGCTGGAAAGCAAAAGGATGGAAAAATAGCCGCAAAGTAGAAGTGCTTAACAAGGATTTGTGGCAGCGATTAGATGTTTTAGTAGCAGCATCTCCAAAAACACAGTTTGCGTGGGTAAAAGCACACAATGGCGAACCAGGAAATGAAAGAGCGGATGCATTGGCCAATAAAGGTGTTCCTGTTTAAATATTGCTTTCGTAAATTTTGCCGATACAAAACGTTGTCGTCGTTTTGCAATTTTGTTGTACTCCACGCATTATCATACACATGTGCGATGCTTCAATCACAACACCA